TATCAGCTTCAGCAGTTGTCATTCTTACATCTAATGCAGAATCAGCAGCCGCACGAGCTACAGCTTCAGCATCGATATTAGCTTGAAGGGTTGCGTCAGCAGCCGCACGAGCAGTAGCTTCATCAGCAACAGCAACTTCTAAAGCATCAATATCAGCTTCAGCAGTTGTCATTCTTACATCTAATGCAGAATCAGCAGCCGCACGAGCTACAGCTTCAGCATCGATATTAGCTTGAAGGGTTGCGTCAGCAGCCGCACGAGCACTTGCTTCAGCATCTAATTGACCTTTATTTGCTACGTCTCCAGCATTTACACCGTCAGCAACATTAGTTACCTTGTTGCTTCCCATGTCAACATTACCAGTGAATGCTACTGATCCGTCACGTTTAATGAGTTCTGCACCTTCTGCGAGTTTACTTAGTTCAATACCAGCACTTGCAGAAATTTCTGCATTGGTAATCGAACCACCTTTAATTTGTGAGGTTCCACGAATTTTGGTTATAGCCATTTTAATATTCCTTATTTTAGAATAAATTTTTTGTGTTTGTGTTTTTTTATATAATTAAGAATAGTCACTCAAAATTCATAATCAGATAAAAAAATGCAAGATTTTTAGAAAAAATCTTAATTTTCTTGAAATTTGAGTATCAATGCAATTTATATATGATATTGAAAATAATAAAGAAATCTTACTTTAGTATAATAAGTATAATTATTTATATATCCAAAAATACTTTTTTTTAATTATTTTTGGCTTTTTTTAAATTATTTTTTGTATTCCACAGAAATTTCTATTGTATGAGTATCTAATGTATAATTTACCCCAAATTGTCGATAAATATCTACACTATTGTCAGATCCCCACCTCACAATACCACTTTCTATGCTTTCATCTGAAACTATTGTTGCAGATGATGATATAAAAGCACTTCCATCATTATTTATTGGTAGTGTAACACGAATTTTATTATCTTCTGTTCCAGACAAAGTAGTTCGTATCTTTATTCTAGCTTTCACATGGGTATTGAATTCTTGGTAGTCAGCTTCTTCTACTATTGTACTAGATACCATGCTCTCAAATGTAGTTACAGTTGGACTATATGTGCTAAAACTCAGATTCATTTTATCTGGAGTCACTGCACCATCATCTAATTTGGAAGTTGTAATAGTTCCTTCACCAACAGTTACTAGATCAGACCTTTCAGCACCAACAATATAAAAATCTAACTTATCGCCATTAGATGGGGGTGGAATAAATGAAACTTTATTTGTTTCAGTTATTGAAAAATCATGATCATGTCTTTGCTGAACACCATTTTTAAAGATTATAAGACCATGATGTGTTAAAGTTAGTGTGGTGGTGATCTCATATTCAGATTCTATGCCGTCAGCTTCAATTTGAACTAATAATGGTGAATTTCCTATTGTTGATGGAACTAGTAGTTCTCTACCAAGATATAATATATGTAAACTAAGTCCAGAATCTGGTGCATCATTAAACTGAACTTTAGAGCCAGCTTCTGTGATGGTGTAGTCTACTACTGGTTGTAAAACACTTCCAGAATATATTACCAATATAGAAGCAGAATTAGGAACATTATAAATTAATGGAAATATAGTTTTTGTTCCATCAGCATCAGATGATAAATCTTGACTCTCAAAAAGACCATATGGTATATTTCTTCCAATATATTTTCCCATCTAACTCACCTTTATTATATAATTTAATGTTAAATGTGGAATTGTTGTAGATCCACTATTTCCACTATATGAAGCAGACCCAGTATTATTGTTGCTTGGTGTGCCAGAATCTTGATCTACGTCTCCAGATACTCCACCATCAGTTATTTTCCCCAATTTTCCAACTATGCTAGAAGAGCTATGAATATGTTGTCCGCCAGTATCGGTTTTACTTGAAGATAAAGAACTTACTGTTATATTATGACTATGCTTTGAATCTGTAAGGGAAATTCCAGCAGTATTAGAATTAATTGAAATTCCAGTGGTGCTACTATTAATTGTATGAGAATGTGATTCTGCACTTGTTTTTTTAACACGAGGACTGGTTCCTGTTCCATCAGAAGATAGAGCAGTTGCATCATTAAATCTACTTACATTATTACTAGAATTTGATGCTTCATTTGATCTGATCCATAATCTAGTATTTGCAGATACTGTAGACCCCCCGTGATCATGTCCATTATCTGTAATTGAATGACTATGGCCGTCATCATTTATAGATATGTTACTATCAGATTTACCACTAGATGCTGTATGACCATGTGAAATATCTATAGTTGTATTATGTTGACCAGAAGAAGTAATATTTAATGTTTCTGTGCTACCAGCATCTTGATCAATTTCATGATTATGTTTTTTTACTACATGAGTATGATTACTCAAATCATGTGTGTGGGGAGCTCCACTATGAGTATGTGAGTGATTTCTATTAACCTCTGTAAGACCATCACTACTTCCAATACTTGATGTGCTCTTTTTACCTATAGCAGACCTTCCTCTCAAATCTGGAATATTAAATGTTGAATGTCCATCTCCAGATCCAAATGTAGTGCCAATTAATGCAAATAAAGTTGCATAAGTAGTTCTAGATATAGCAGAGCCATCACAAATTTTCCAATTAGTTGCATCTGGTAATGTGTTAGATACCCATAATGATATACTACCAACTGGATGCATTAAAGCTATCTCATCTCTCAAATCTTGCAACTCAGTTTTCATGTCTGAAATGTCACCACTATCTACAGTACCAGTAACAGTTATATTACCATTTACTAATAAATCACCAGTTGTTGCAGAGCCAGATATATGCAAATCTTTAAATTTTTTTGAAGATGTTCCTAAAGATATAATATCTGTACTACTTGGTTCTACTTCTGTAGATGTTATATTAATTTTTTCAACACCATCTACTTTAGCAACAATTTTCCCCACAGAACTTATGTGTGTAGAATCATCAGAATTAACTTTTATTAAAGCAGTATCTGTATTATCTAATTTTTTCCCCCTCAAATTTTCATTATTATTTAATAATATTTTTGCTCCATTTACTGAATTATTAGAAATCTTACTTGTAGTTACCGAACCATCTCCCAATTTATCTGATAATACAGCACCATTAGCAATTTTTGGTGCTGTAATAGATCCATCTGCAACACTTCCAGCTTGTCCAGGAGATAATGCAGACCTTCTAGATATTGTAGAAAATCCTAAATGTTTTATTACAACTCTTCCAGAACTTATCACATTATCAAAAACTATTTGAGTTCCATCTGAAGATAGTTCCCAATCTGAGTCTGGATTAATTTCTCCAGAATCTCTACCTTCCTTCCAAACACCATCAACATAAACTTCAATAGATGATGAACTAACAGCATCTTGTGACAATTCAAATGTGTCATCACTAGATGCAGTAAATCTATCTGTTACAAAGTTTCTTAAATTTTCTTGTAATTGATCTGGGCCAACAGAATATGGTGATGGAACAAAATTATATGTTGCATCACCTTTATGAACAACATAAACTTTATCATTTAATTGTGGTGCTTCTGTTAATTCAATTAATCTATTGTATTGAGAATTTATACCAGAGATTATATAATCTATTTCTGGTTCTAGAATTTCCCAAAAACCAACTTTACCTAAATTTAATGAAAGAGTTTCTCCAGTAGTGGAAGTTTCTCCTCCTAATTTTTGTAAAATTATTTCTATAGTTATTCCATTATAAATGACATCTAATATTTTGAATGATCTATTATTATTGGAATTTGATGAACCATTTATTATAAGATTTTCATTTTCTTGTGCTAAAGATAAAGAACTTGCTATAGAAGTATCAGAAGAAATAATTTTTAAAGATGTGGGATCAGAAACTATATCTACTTCTATTGTATCTTCTATTAATTCTTCTATAACATATTTTTGTCTGAATACAGATACATTTAGTTCGTGACCTCCTGGCACTTCTTGACTTAATTGAAAAGAAGTTTTATCAAATGGGCCAGTAGTTTGTAGTGGATCTGAATATCCTGGCACTAGATCGTCTCTAACATTTGTTCCGACAATCAATAATGTTCTAGCATTTCCTATGTAAGCCATTACATTCTCTTAATTAGATATTAACATCTTCTACTAAAGAAACAACAACATCTACACTAGATGATGTTGTTTCACATTTAACTTCTAAAGCATCTCCAGGCTCTAAAACAATTTTTTGACCATCTATTACTTGAATAGCAGACCCAACTGGTACTGGAGCACTTTTTACAATATGAGCAGTTGATGTGTCTGCTTTTTGTAATCTAACAGAAACTTGAACACCACTACTTTCAAGACAAGCAATATCACATTCTATAACATAAGATGTTTTATCAACTGGTGCTGTATATACTGCAACAAATCCATCTGTATCTGCTACGGTTGCTATTGCATTTTTAAAGTTTCCTGCTATTGCCATATTAACTCATTCCTATAGCTTTAATTAAAATATTTCTAGCTTCTTTTAAAGATTCTGTATAAACCCAATTAATCGCATTAACCAAATTCAATGTATCTTCACTATCATCTATAGCATCTAATACTAATGCTTCTAGATCATTTAAATTGCCCTGTTCTTTAGCTACAATATTAGTTTTTTGTAACCAAATTGAAAAGCTATCATTTTGATAAATTGCTGTTTTTTCTGCTAGTGTTTTAGGTGTTGCCATTTGTTAATACATCCAAAATTTTTGATAACTTTTCTTCAACAGAATCTATTTTCTTTTCAAGATTATTTATTCTATTTTCCGTATCTCTTTCTTTTTGTAACTTTTCCTCTATAATTCTTTTTTTAGTTTTGTATGAATTATATGCATTATTATCAATGTTTATAATTCCTCCAGATCTTTCATCTCTGATTAAATCTGGATTGTTTTTAACTTTTATCATACTATTCATCCAAAATAATCATTCTAAAGTTTTTAACTTTTGGAACTCTTGCTGGATTTCCACCTCTCATTACAATTTTTGTTTGAGCACCAACAAAACTAGGTAACCCATTTAATGTCACTTCGTATGCTGAATATTCACCTTCAAATTCATTTGCATTTGGTGTTATATCTTGCAGTGTTCCATTTACATCTAAATTAAAATCTGCTTTAACCCAATTAATATCATCTATATTTTTATCTGAATTTACAGGCTCTAATTTATAATATAGTTCCAACTCACAAGAAGAGTGTCTATTTGCATCAAATAATACTTTTAATGAATTTGATGGTCTTGATACAACCAATTTTTTACAAACATATTTTGCAGAACAGCTACCACCAGAAGGTGCAATCTCATCAACAAAACGATCTTTTTGAACGATTGTGTAATTATTTTCATTTTCAAATCCAGGATCAGTTAAGTTTTTATGGTCTAATGTAATTTCACATAGTTTTGCTGAACTCAATTCTGAATCTAAAACAGTATTGTTTGGAGTATAATCAACTTTTAATACTTTAACCAAATCACTTTCTGTTATATCTCTATTAAGTGTACCATCTATCGTTATATACTTTCCAACATCAAGCAAACTTAAATGCCTTGCAACATCTGGATCGGCAGTTTTTATTTTTACATTTGGTGGATTGATATGAACTGTAGCTTCATCAATCGATAGACTAAATGGAACATCAACAACTAAAACATCATCATCATTTACCGCAGTAACAACCCTTTTTTGATCTGAACCATCGCCAATAATAATTACATCACCAATAGATACCTCAGATAAAAATTTAGTTCCAGATCCATTTAAAGCTCTTTCATCAACATTTGCAGACACTGTTCCAGTTAATTCACTTGATGAATTAGTAAACCATATTTTATTGCTCAAATTTCCTACAGCAGGAGCATCATCTGTTGTTAAAATTTGCAAATCATCAAAAGCTGAATTAACAGCAGAGCTTGTTGGATTGTCTATTCTATTATCTACCAAAAATACACTAAAACGAGAATCGTCTACAATAGGCGATAAGTTTGCATTTGTACTTTTCAATATAGCTCTTACTTTTAATGACGGCTCTCCAGTTCCATTAGGATATGCACCATTTACATTAGCATTTAATGTCGATGTGATTTGCATTGGCACATCAAAAAGAAACTTTTCATTTGGATAGAAATTTCTAGCATCTACTTTCTCATATGCATTACCAGAAACATCATTAACACCCTTACTAGTAATAGTTTCTATACTCCAAGAAATATCTGTTCCTTGAGGTAATAGTGGTGTTGTAAGTAGCATCAATTCTTCAAATCTAATATTTTCACTCGCAACAATATTTCCTCCACCAACTCTTCCAGATGCTGTAGCTTCGTTAGCTTCGTTGTCATCACGAAGATCTATTACATAATGATCAAGTTCCGTTTGTACAATGTTATGTCCACTTGCTCTTAGTAATACAGTTGGATCTATACCATTTAATGAATCAGCAGTTAAATCATCTGATGATGTAAAAACAACCATACATTGATTGGTATGTCCATGATTTGGATGTAACACTCTAACTAAACTAGAACCATCTTTAGTTTCAAATGGATCTAATGTTAATGCCCTTAATGGCAACTCATCATTAACAAAATCAACTTCACCATTAATTGAAATATTAAATTGTGCTTTATTTAATTTAAATTTAATATCAACAGTTTGATCTTCAGTCCAAGTTAAACCATTTTCACTCTTAAAAAAGGTTCCTTGCAGATATGGCAAAGATTGTATAGTCTCATCTGTTCCAATTCTAGTATTAGCTTCTCCAAATTCCCTAAAAGAATCTTCAGCATCACGAGATGTTACATCTTCGCCAAATTGTGCAACCCAAACTTTATATTCTTTACTATCGGAAATTAAAACAAAACAATATTGTTCATCTTGTGCTAGATATATGGGAGATTCAAATGTAAATGTCGTGGCTACCATCTGTTCAGTGGGATCTTCACCAAGATCAAAAACACCATCTTGAAGATTTCCTTCAGAGTCTGTTATTGTAATTTGCCTACTTTCTAAATCTATATGATTGGTTGTTATTTCCTCAACACCTTTAATTACCTTACCAAATGGTAATATTCTATTTGTTGGTAAGCCCGTATCACTAACACTTCTTATTTCAAGTGTAATATCTGGTTGAAAGTCTCCAGTTGGTTTTTTATAAAAGAATAAATCAACACTAGTTAAAAAACATCCACCATCATCATATATGAAGAAACTTTGTGCAATAGGATCTTGTGGACAGGCTCTACCAGCAGAGAAGGTTTCTCCAGCTAATAAAGAAATATCAGTAGAACTGGTAACAGTATTTCTAGAAATCTCAAATAATCTTGTCGAGAGTATTGTTTCTTGTTGTGTATCAATCCAACCTCTTGCTGTATAAGTTGCTTCTCCAGCAGAAGTTGGTGGTGGATTCTTCTGATTGATTGATGATGTTGTTATTCTAAAAATTCTATCTCCAGTTTTAAATCTTTTTCCCTCAGAATTTGGAATTTTAAATGTTCCAGAAACTTTACCAGACCCATCTGATACTAATTGATCGCCATAATTTCCCGAATCTGGCTTGCAATCCTCTGATACATCTATACCATCAAAAAAGGGAAATACTTGTGTATTTGGTAGTAAACCCCTTGCAGAAAACTGTATTTCTCTTTCTCTAATAAATTCTGCCATATCGGTAGAAATTACTCTAGATCCCAAATTAGTACCAGTAGACCAGCCCCTATCAACAAATGATGATGTAAATTCTGTTGTTATTTGCTGACCAGTTAGTGTAAAAGTGCTTCTTAATTCGTCTGAGATCCAATTTTTTTTCCCTACTGGAACTCTTTGACCAGCATTTGCATAACCTTCTGGTACTATAACAAACCCAGTTTTCTTAGCTCTTTTTCGTTGTTTTAATGGAAGTTGTTCTAAAACCGCATGACCAGCACCTTGAAGTATTATTCCTCCAGTTGGAGTTGGCTCTGAAATAGAAACCCCAGTCCAGTTGTTTATTGTACTAGCATAATCAATAGTTGTTCCAGCAGGCCCAAAACTTTGTTGTGTTGCTTCCCATAGTGATTGATCTTTTACGAGTAATGGCTCTTGATTTACCACATCTCTCCATTCATCACTCCAAGGAGTCAATTTTATATTTCCAACATATGATGGTATTTCAAATGGATTTACACTGACAACTTTACTGGCTAACTTTTGCTCAACTAAAGTCGTCTCTGTATATGGTAATGTATATAGATCTCCTGTTTTTTGAGCATTACTTAAAGTATCTTGCGATAATGTGGCAACAGTTTGAAATATTATTGGTCTAGTTGTTTGATTTATTACATCAACAGATGCTTTAAAATCTAAACTCCCCAAATCACAAGAACTGAAAGTTGTAAAGTTATCTACTAAAAATCCATTTTTAAATTTATCATTTCCTAATGCGTCTTTTATGACAAGATTTTTAGTGTCAGTTTCTAAAAGTGATAATGTTGTGTAATATTCTAGATTACTAATTCTCTTTTCTAACTTTCCAATATCTCTCATTGTATATCTTTTATTATCTCTAAAAGATACAGATAGAGAGTCTTTATTTGCAGTATATGGCAAAAGATCTAATTCATAAATAACCATGCCTGTATCAGGATCATCTGGTAGTTCAGGATTTACATCTGGAACTCCTTGCTTAACATAAAAACTTCCATTCTTATCTAGATATAGTTTATCTTTTCTTGCAAGATAAAATTCATAGTCACATGTAAAAGATGAATTTGGTAAATCTGGTGATATATTAAAGCCAGTATCAATTCCTCCAGGAGAAGAAACAACAGATCTAAAATCTATACAACTCGTTAAATCATACTTTGTTCCATCTGATGCGACATAATCTGGAATTTCTTCATATTCCATTTCTGGTTCATTACCTTTGAATGGGTATGAATCTACCGAAAAATAATTTCCATTTCCAGTATGAGTAAAATAATCAAATTCTACTCTTATTTTTCCATTTGGTCTAGGAGATCCTGGACGCAAACTCACACTAGCAATATCATAAAAATGATCTCTTTGACCATCATCTAAAATATAATTTGATGTAACATCTTTGTGTCCAGTTGGCAAGGTTTGATTTGAAGATGGAGTTGTACTATAATCTGGAGATTCAACAACTCTTGTTATTCTTAAAACATCTGGTATGTTCAAAGATACTTCAGAGACATCTTTACCACCAGAAACCACAAAACCTTTTCCTGGACTTCCAGTATTTTGATATTCACCCGATAGATCAAAATATCCTTTATTTAAATTTTTTGTTTTTGGTGTTGATGTTGTATCTTCCACAGAAATATATACATTAAAAGTTGCCCCATCCAGAGTATCTGCATTATTTAAGTAAATATTTACTTGATTGTTATTAACATCAACTTCGGCTCTACCTGCTATTGGATTTCCTGCCACATAAGGAACGACCTCTAACCAGTCACCAGTAGCTAAGTTTATAATGCTATAATTTTTAGTAGAAAATGTATCAAAATTGTAGTTGTTGATTAACAATTCATCTGCTATAGGTGTTAAATTTTCTTCAACAATAGTTTTGGTATAAGATACATCTGATATAGAATATACAAATTCATCTGGCAAATTGTATAATAAACCAACTTTATCCGAGTTTGAATTTGCTATTGAATAGATATAATTTATTGTTGAACCATCTTGCCAGGAATGTCCATCACTTAAAGGATCTGGATCTACTAATAAAACATTATCATTTTCTGGATTGTTAGTGACTCTATATTTTTTTGCAGTCAATCCATTTGATACTTGAATATAATCTCCTACTCTCAATCTTTCGTTCTCATCATTTTTCCAAGATGTTCCAACACCAATTATTTCATTTGCATTTGTTGATTTAGAAACACTTCCAGAGAGTCTAAAATTTTCTAGAGAGCAATTACAAGTAAATGTTGGACTAGATGAGTACATTGATTTTAATTGAGCTAGATCCTTTCCATCATCAATTCTTATATCAAATAAAAATAATCTGTATGTACCATCTAATGATCCAGATGTTCCTGTAAAAAAATCTAGTGATAGAACTTTTGCAGTTCCAATTTTATTACTAGGTGGTGTTGGTGGTGTTCCATCAATTACTTCAACTATATCTGCATATAAATTTACAGTATCATATGGTGTCACAGAGCCATACATATTTGTAACATAAAAGAATGTACCCAATGGTGTCGAAATTGATTTATTGTTTCTAGAGCTTATTGTTCTAGATTTATCAAAGTCAACAATAGTTGTTGCCAGTTTTTCAATTTCATATCCTTTAACATATGCTTTGCCAGGATCAATTTTAATTGATAGTTTATTTTCACATAAGTTTATAAAATCTTCATAATCCTTTCCAGGCAACCATGCACTTCTAGTATAGTCCAGATATGCACGACCATCATCATTATCAACATTAAATATTTGTTTGGAAGCAGTTAATGCATCATCTTGTGTCAAAAAGTAAAATTCTTTTTCACTATGAGCACCATTATTCGTTGCATCTCTAAGAAAATCTTTAACTTGTATTTGAAACGGTCTTACAGAATAGTCACCCGATTCATCAAAAGTTCTTCTTGCTAAAGTATCTTCTAAAACTGAATATTCTGTTTTAACAACTCTTGCTTGAACAACACCATCTATTACTTTTAATAATTGTATAAAATCTGCTTCTTGTGCATTTAAATCATTTAACTGTTCTAGATCAGCAGAAATTCTTAATCTATCTGCTCCTGGAGCAGAATAATTTGGACTTCCCAATGCATTATCTAATAATGATTCATCTTCTTCAAATGTAACTATACTTTGAGTTATTCGCAAACCTACTATTGCAGTTGGTGCTTCCAGCCATGCGTATTGATTTTCAACATTTTGCGGAATTATAAAATGTGTTTGCTTATCTACTAATATAAAATTTCCATCAAAAAAGTAAACACCTTCTTCAACTATAACGGAAGATATTGTGCCAGTTGCATAATCTGCATCTACAACACTAATTGTTATTGAATCGACTGTTTGTAGAGAATCACCTCGTAAAAATGTTTGTTGTTGGCCAGCACCTTCTATGTAATTTAAATATAAAATTACTTCACCATTAGAATCTGCTAACCTATATCCAATAACTGTAGCTTTGACACCTAAATCATTTTCTAAAGTTTTGTTTAAAAGATATTGTTGTATTTGTGTATCAGTAGTTGTATAATTATCATCTATTGCAATTCTTATAAAATGGTGATTATTTACATACCTAACACCCTCTTTACTTCCAGGCAATACTTGAGAGCCTTGCTCAAATACATGACTACCAAACCTTTCAATTTGTTTTTGTAATGAAGATTGTAATTGAGTTAATTCTCTAGCTTGAACAGCTCTACCAGGACGAAATAATATTCTATGGAATTTTTTATTCTCATTATAATCGTCAAAATATGGTGATTGATTCAAGTTAATTTTTGTCATATGCAAATAAAATCATTAATACATTTAGTGTTTTATTTATATTAAAATTCTATGATAACTTTTATATCTTCAACTTGATCTTCTGATCTTAATATAGCTCTTCTATTTTCCAGATACAGAATATCACCTTCATGCTTTTTAACTTCTTCGTCTATAACAGATGATATAGTTGCCTCACACGAAGAATCTGCTCCAGATAATGTTGCTGAAGTTGAGAATGCTCCATATCCAGTAGAAACATTTTGTATGAATGTTATAGTTTGACTAGTAGAATCATAATCTAAAACTATAGCACTAACTGAGCCGTCTGTTATTATTTCATCAGATCTAAACAATCCATTTATACCTTCTACCACATTAGTTAGTTGCAATTTTTTTGTTGCAATCAATGTTTGAGCTGTAGCTAATGCTCCAGAAAATTCTTGAACATCCCTTACTATTCCAATTTGTCTATAATCATTAGATATTGGAAAATCTCCAGATCCTTCTGTATATTGAAGTTTTGAGTTTAACATAACAAAAAAAGCACCCAAATCTTTCTCTGGATCATTTAATAAGCCCTTTGGTGGAGATAAAACGACTCTGATTGAAGCTCCACTTCCACCAGCAGTATCTAAAACTTGAGCACTTGCATGTGTTGCTCCCTCTCCACCATCTATTATCAATACTCTAGTAACAATACCATCTGTTAAAATTGGTCTTAATTTAATTGATGATGTTCCATTTGATGTAATCGATAATGCAGGAAGAATTTTATATTCAGAGCTATTTGTTACAATAATTCCTTCTTCGTCTTGTTCCCACTCTTCAGTTAAAGTTATAACTGAGCCATCATAAGATTCTATGGTGTAGATTTGGCCAAGTCCATCTCCATCAACAATATGTATTTGACAGTCTTTATAATCATCGATAATACTAGATGGTGCATCTCCACCCACCAATGAAGTAAGAGTTGCTGTGCCTTTTCCACCAACATTTTGAGGATTAGATATAATGCCATCATGAACTTTTGTATACCCACTTCCACCACTCTCGACAACAACAGATAAAGCCTCACCACTAATAGCACCTTGTTGAATATTCCATTGATCATTAATGCCATCATCTGATAGAAGTGTTTTTATTGGCATCCAACTATCAGTTAAGAATTTAACAATGTCTGACTGTTGAATTGTAGTCACATATTTCCAAACATATCCATCTTGATCACTATAATCTACCAAATCTGTTATAGAGGGAGGTTTTACAGGCTTTACCGTACTAACAGAATTATTTCCATTTTCAATACAAACAAAAATTTGATAATCACTATTTAAGACATAAAAATTTCCAGCAACATTATTTGTTATAGAAGCAGATTCTATTCTTTCTTGTGATGGTTGTCTATATAAATTGGAATCCTTGTCATCAAATATTGCATATATTGTATTTCCAGTTGCATCCCAATCAGATCTCGGTATTACTAAAGATCCATGAGTTTCTATTATTTTTTTAAGACCTAACATCTCATCCCAAATTTGAGCATCTTCTTCTAAGGTGTCTGATGGAGTAACTGGATATAACTCATCGTTTTGACTACCATCTCCCCAAACTGTAGGCTTTCCTATGAATAGATAGTGATTTCTATCGACAGAATGTTTAGTTGAATCTAGATTTTCTAAAAAATCTTTAGCATTTCTTATTCTAAACTTATTTTTAATAATAGCAGTCATAATTAATTTTCCTTATATGTTTTATTTATCAACATAAAATAAATGTCTTAAAAACTTTTATGGAGTCTCCTCTGGTTTGGATATTACAACAGCATCTGGCAATAAATTTGTTTTATCTTCTAGATTTTCTTGGATTTTACTTGGAGATAATTCCTTTTGATCAAAGACCGATATTGGTGTTATTGCTTTTTGAGCTGTTAAGTCTCCAAAATTACCAAAGTATTCTGATGGATTATCAATTTCAGTATTTGCATTATAATCATTTACTGGTTTATAGTTAAATCTCTCTCTAAAAACGGAATAATTTGCTGGGCCTAGTGGGTATGAATTTCTATTTCTTGCAATTTGTTGTTTTAATGAAACAAATGTTCTAATGTTTGTTTGTGCATCTACAATTTGTGACTCTATTTTTCTTATTACCTCACCACCTTTAGTTTGTGTTGGTATTTTTGCTCCTGCATCTATTATTTCTTGGCTTCTAAATCCTCCAAACAATTTAAATCCAGCAGGATGTAATATTTTTTTCAATGCTTCTTTATATCTTCCTATTGCTTCATTAACATAAACAACATAAGAAAATTGTTGATAATAATTACCATCATGTAAATATTTTGATGATGATAAATGACCATCTTCATTTGAATAATAGCCAGGATATTTTATCAATCCAGTAAAATCTATATTAATTTTTGCAACTTCTATTGCATTTGATGATAGCAAAGAAATATTTTCTAAAGGCTGATTTAAGTGATAACCCAATCCATACTTTAACATAGAAAGTTTTGTTATAGAACCGTTTCTATCCACCTCATCTATTTTTACAGTTGCCCCCAAACCAATATTTTCTATTAAAAATGTTTCACCAACAGAATATCCCAAACCAGAATTTATTAATTCTATTTTAGTTGGTGAGGGTGAAATTTTAGCAATAACAGATCCATCTTCAGAGTCAATCAATTCATCCGACGAAAAACTTCCTGTTATACTAGAATTATTTAATATTACTTCATAACCAGTTAATGCTTTTTCTCTAATGGAAAAAATTTTTTCAACAAATGCAGTAGAGTTGCTAATTCTACCTCTTATTCTTTTTGAAATTAATTCATTTGGTGTTCCTTTAATTAAGAATAATCTAATAGAATTATTCTGTATCCACTTACCATCAGATGCTTTTAATATATCTACTCTCGGATAATAAAACTCAGTATTTGAGTTATATAACATTCTAAAAAATAATTTGTAAGATTTTTCAGTTCCTTTTGCTCTATAAAATTGTCGTATGTTTTTCAATAAGGTTGCTTTATTTACTACAACATCTCTTGGTATATTAACTAAAAATTCTTTAAAAAATTGATCTGTAAATACATCTATACTTTCATCAATATCTTGATATGATTTTAATCTGTGAGAGTCATGCAAGACATTTCTTTGACTTTCCATCCACTCATAATATGCTTTCATAAAAGCAATAAACTTAGGATGATCTTCAGAAACAAAATCTGGAAACTGTGAAGATAATACTGTACTAATGCCGGGAATACTATCCGATCCATAAACATCTGGATCAATTATTCCAGAATCTTCAGATTGTATATATTCTTCTAAAGTTATTGTTTGCATTATGATAATTTAATTTTATTAAGATCTACAACATCAATATTAATATCTGAATCTTCTATTAACAATACTTGATTTCTTAAAACTATAATGTCACTTTCTTTTGGTGTAATAAACAAATCAATATAGTTAATATTATTTGGAATTCTACTAACTAATAAATCAGTTAATATTATTTCACCAGTATTATACGAAACAGAACCAACATTAGTATTAATAATAACTTTTTTATCGCCAGAAAGATAATATAAAAATAGTTTACCAGAACCATTATCTGAAATTCTAACTCTTGTATTTTTATAGAAAAACTCGCTACTATCAATAGAAGAAATGTTATTTTTTGAGTCTCCAGTATCTATTTTATTGTTTAATTTGATAACAATATTATTTTTACTATCTAAACTTGGTATTATTCTATATCTAATAGTAACATCTGTAATATTACTCTCTATTGATTGATCTGTATCATCTACAATTTTTGTCAATTTTGAATGTCTAAAATCAGAATCAAACCCAACTAGTTTTACATCTTTGTATGTTTTGATTGAATTAAAGACATCACTTTTAATATCAGAAATTGTTTTAGAGGTTTTTGTTGAAAAATAATTAACTTTTGTGTTTAAGATTAATCTAATATATTCTGGCTCTACAATAACAACTTCTACTGAAAGAACATTTCTTGGTCTTATATAAGTTTCTATGATATTTTTTTTATCATCTTCATTTAATGAGTATCCAGTAATCGGTTTTATGGAACAAAAAACTTTTCCATATTCAGGTGGATCATTTTCTTCACCGCCCCAAACTCTTAAATCATCTACAATAGCAACATCTCTTTGTATTATTGTTTCATAATCAAATTTTGTCACAGCCCTATTTTGTGTATCATATGATCTTGGTGCTAATAATTTTATAGATTCAACATCTTCAGCTTCTGCAAAACCTTTTGCACTATCAATAGTTTCAACTTTTACAGACAATGTATTTGATAAAAGAGGACTAGTTGCACTTGCAATTTTAAATTTGCTTGCGCCTACAGCACCATTACCAGTAGATACTAAATATTCAATTAAAATTATATTTCCATTTTCAACATCTTTGCCCAAAATATCATCACCAAAAGTTATTTCATATTTTGATTCATCATATTGATTTAAAAAATAAATTGCATCATCTGGCTTTAGCAAGTTTATATCATCAGATTTTTTAAGAACTACTTTTCCAGTGTTAGTTGAAGATGTTTGAACACTAACTTTTAGTGTGGATAAATCAACATTATCATTTGGTATAATGTATCTTTGTTTTATTGGTAGTGTTTTATCTACCGTCCAAGAATATGTTAATCTTTTACCTTCCAATAGTTCTAAATTTTTTGCAGTATAAACCGTAGAAGATTCTCTCTGTAAATAAACAGAATCTTTTGGATAAAAAATATATCGAGTATCATTAACATTTGTTTGAAATTCTACAGAATTTGCTAACAATAAATCATCAGGAACTAAATCTTCAGATGTGTATGTTATAGTAAGATTTACTTTTGCAGAAAGAGTCTTAATTGATCTTGGAGTATAACCTAAATGCTTTGCTCTTGATACTACACTAGACTTTAGTGAAGCACTATCTAGAAACATTTCATTAGCAACCATATTTAAATAGAAACCATTATATCCAGTATTATATGCAAGAACATCTAACAATACTGACATAGAAGATCCATCAAAATCATAATCTTTGAATTGATCTTGATTCTTTAAGAAATTTTTTAGATTATCTTTTATTTTCTTAAAATCTAATTCTGTATATTTTATATTACTCATATTATCTCAATCTTTCTAAAAAGAAATTAGCAGTTGTAACTTCAGATAAATTATCAATAGCAAAAACTAAGTGAACATTATATCCATCTTCGGTTGATGGAATTGATACTTGTAAATTTACAATAGAAACTCTAGGTTCGTATAAACGAATTATATCAGATATTAGTAATTGAATACTTAATTGAGTCATTGGTGAAATAGGCTCAAATAATAATTGCTTCAAATTTGCTCCCAGATCTGGTTGAAATAATCTTTCATATGTTCCAGTGAGCATTAAATTTCTTAATGATCTTTTTACTGACTCAGAATCTTTCAATGGAACTATATCTCCAGAAACTGGATGTGGCATAAAATCAAAATTTAAATCTGAAAACTTTTTTGATACTCTTGACATTATTTTATAGTAATATGATAAAAATAAATATAACTTTACTATTTATCACGTTTTTATAAAGCATTGTTATTATTATTGCTTGTGTTACTATCAGTCTCTTCCTTTTTTATAGTCCTCAAATCAAAATTTACTCTATCATCATAAGTTATTGTACATTGGTGTCTTTCTGCACTATCGAGTATTAAGTTGGTCGGCCCACCCTTTACAATCCAAAATAATTGTTTTGGATAGTCTTTTCCAGCTTTATCCCATCTATTCAACCACCTAACACCATCTTCAAATTGGTCAATTTTATTTGGAGTATCAATTAATTTGCCAACTACATGTACAGGTCTAACTACTTCCCATTCTGTTATTTCACCACTTGGATGTTGATATTTAATTTTAACAGCTTCTAATCTTCCAGTTGGTAATGCTTCTCTTAGTTCATGTTCTTGGCCTGCGGCACTCAATGTTACTAATTTTTGATCACTTTCTGATATTGGCTTCCAAACATCACCAGTTACACCCCTCGGTAATAAAAATCCATATTTTGTAGATCCATCAGATGGTTTTGCGTCATCATCGTACCAATCATCTTTAAATGCTTCATTAATCAGTGGTATTGCAGGTGTTGGTGCTCCCCATGCAGGTGCTGGCAACTGCGATCCAATACATGTTCCAACATGGTGTATGCTTGCACCTTCTAAAGTAACTTTAGGTGCAACCAATGAGATTTCTGCTGGAGAAGTTAATTGAATAGATCCTGCTACCGATCCAATAGCAATATCTCTAGCTGCCATAATATGCAAGACACCTTCTTTAATAAAAACATATGTATCATCTGAAATATGAGTTTTAGATCCACCCTCTACTACCGTATTTTCATCTCCAGAAACTCTAGTATTTTTATCACCCCCAACTAGTGCATTAAGATTCCCACCAGATTGTCTATTAATATCACTACCAGCTTTGTGATTAATAACAGTACCAGCTTTTACTCTAAATGCTTCTCCAGCATCAAAATTAATACTCTTTAATGTACTGTTATAAAACTCTTCGTAAATAAAATTGTATTGAGATTTTTTTATCTTGTTTACTTCCAATCCATCTGGATGTATTTCTGTAAAGGTTCCACTTCTATGATACCAATGCATTCTTTCTTTTGATGGACTATCATCTACTTCTATAACGTGACCAGATTCACTTTCATATACATGATTATATGGATACTTAGCATCATATGGAGTAGCAGGCTCTTGGAATGGTGCTGAATCTGCGGAAGAATCTCCACCCACGCCAGATCCATCATATCCACCACCTTCACCTGCACCAAGATCTCCTTGTTTAAAAGCTACTATTGTTTTTTCTATATTTTCATTTCTAGATAATCTAGATGTAGATGGCTCCATCAATCTATCTTCTAATGGGTATCTAGAAATTGCAGATGTTCCAGCTATTGCAACTTGACCAGAAAAAAACTCATTTTCGTTACTGGGAATTCCGTCGTTATTTAGATCCAACATTTGATTGGAATCTTTTTCATCATAAACACCATCTTGATTTAGATCAAACTTATATGAATCAGCACTATAATCTTTAGTGAGTTGACCGAACGCAACAGTTTGTCCTGGCAGTTTATCGGGATCACCAAATCTACCTCCAGTTTTTTGTACTGTTTCTCCTGTTTCTGTATTTACCTCAACTACATTTACAGGAATCATTTCTGGAGGTCTTGGTACAGAACCTGCAACTAACTCTTCATCTGGTGTTGGATCATAGAACCCAATTTCAGGATCTGCGGCATCTTCATCTATGCCAGGAATGTAGCCCACAACAATAGGCTTTTGTGCTTCTTCACCATCAAGAAAAAACCCCCAACACCAATCACCCTCTTTTAACCCAACTGGACTTCTTCCATTGTCAGCAGGAAGGCTTATCATAGCCCACGGTAAATCTACAGTTGGTAACTCTTCTTTGTTTTCGGTATGCCAGCCAAATATACGAACACGAACCCTACCTAAAAAGATGGGATCTTTTCTGTCTTCTACGACACCCTTCCACCAAATAAACTTATCTTTACCTAGAAATGCTTTATCCATAAACTATTATCTACAATCACTGATATATGAACATATTTATAGTGATTATAAAATTTAGTATTTTTACTCAACCAACACCAATAAGTAGTGATATTGAATTTATAAGCAATCTTGATATGAATGATTTTCTGCTAACTCATTCATATCATTTTCTATTGCCAAAAATATTTTTTGATACAAATCTCTAATTGCTTTAGCTCTTTTTGCCATATCTAAGATTCTTTGTTCTTTTTTATTTCTGAATGCGACAAGAACATCATCTTCGTCTATATGAAATCCTATTTTATTATATACCATATCTAATAAATTTCTATCTCCATTTTGTGCAGACATCTTCATTGAAGTGTCTTCTGGAAATAATTTATTTACCATTTTAATTATGCTATAGTCATATTTAATTTTCATACGTTTCTCCATCATTATTAATTATCAAACCAACAAACAAATCTCGTTAAAAATGAAGAATTTAATTCCAATGCTTGCATCATTTTTATTGTGGAAAATAAATATGTATGCTCATCTTCATTAAAATTATAATTCATTAATTCTCTGGAATTTTTAGATTCAATAAAATCAATTAAATTTTGTCGAGGATCATATTTCAAAGTGGTTATCAAATGTTCTTTTCGTATTTCCATTATTTGTTCTAAATTTAAAATTGTTTCCCCAAAAGTTCCAAAAAGTCTACCACGATCATTATCAACCATTATTAATGATTTATTTTCAACAAGTTTATCTGCATGACTTTTAGTTATAATTTTACCAGAACTCATTGTGTGTTTTAAGAATTCAGCTTGATTGTCTGGAATTATTTTTACATAAAACTCAGATTCGACCTCATATGATAATCTTGGTGATATGTTTTTAAAGCCAGTAGGTCTATATAAAGGAGAATGAGCACCTCTTCCGACATCAGATATTAGAGAAAATAAATCATAATTTCTGCCGAAGTTTAAATCTTTACAAAAGCATGAGGCTATATTACTAGTTGTCCAGTATTTTGATTTTGGTATATTTTCCTTTTCATAAAACTCTACATAAACATGTATATCAGTTCCCATAATATATACCAATTCAAAATTTAATAATATAAAACCACAATTTTTTTATCTTCCATACCTCTGATCCTCTTCATCTTGATCTTTTATTAAAGAATCCATTTTGCTTTTATTTTTCTTAAACCAATCTATAAGTTTATTGGTAGCATCATCTATAGATTTTTTAGAATTTATTTTTCTAAAATTAATTCCAGCTTTTCTTTGCTTAAAATGACCTGTCAAAAATTCCCAACTAACTTGAGATAAATCTACATCTTTACCAAAATTGCTACTTAAATGCATCATAATTTTCATATGCACTGGTGAATTATCTGGAATTTTATTTGCAGGCTTATCGTGATGTAACATTAGTAAAATGGTACTTCCTAGATTTTTTTGATACCTAGCTTGAACTACATATCTATTACCAAGCAAACGACCTAAGTCTTTTTCCAATTTTTTAACGGCAAGTTCAGCTTCTTTTGATACAGACTCTGCTTTTACTGCAACTTGCTCGTTAATTGCTATACCCTGCTTATGTGCTAAATATTTTAGAAATTGTTTAGTGTCCACTTTTAATGCCTTATAACTTAACTATTTTCTATATTTATATTATACCATCTATGCTACTATAAAGTCAATAGTAAAGTGAATTGATAACATATTATAATTGCTATTATTTATTTTTTTCTTCTTTTCCAAAAGTATCTAAGATATGTTCTGATAATTGAATCACTCTATTGTTTATTCTTCTAATCATAACACTTTCGGCTGGATCAGATCCAGATTTTGTGCCATATGAAAGTGCATCTCTAACTTTCACCAATGCTTTTATCTCATCGACCAAAAGATTCATTTCCTCTGTAACTATTACTTTTTCACTTTTCTTTTTTGGTGACATAAATCATATTCCCATTAAAATAAATCATCTTCATCATAATATAAGTTTATTGCAAGTAAGACCAATGCTATTGAACCCACTATTATAAATTTAGCAAACATTTAGCCTCTTGTCAACTTAACTATTTTTTCTATTTGAGCTTTTATTACTGGTTCCCTTACTTCATGAGGCCATTTAATATAAACTTCTTTTGCATTCATCAATTTAATTAGAAATGGTAATATTAGTTTTTCCAATTCCATCAACTTGTTTTGGTATTCTTTTGCTGTACTCTCTTCCGTCTCTAAAATAGCATTAACAACTTCTGTTGCTTTTTCTTGTTCAAAGACATCTTCAGATACTTCTGTAAACCCAAAATCTTCTATTGATTGATTATACTCACTTAGTATACTTTTAAATAAATCATCTGTCATATAGTCTATCCTATTTTAAAATCAAAAATCTTAATTCCATTTATATTATTTCTTTTAGACTTTTTTTCACTAAACTCAAATATTATAAAACCATTTTCCTCTCCATAATTTGGATTGTTATACAATCTAATTGTAATATAAAAAGAAAATATATACGCTATAATTAAAAATTTACTCATCATTTACAAAACCTTTTAATATGTTGATTAAATGTATCTATCATCCACCAAGTCCAGTTTTCTATATAGTCATAGTTATGTTCTAGACCATTTTTTGTAAAAATTATTTCTCTTTTCTTATGATCTTTCCACTCAGTTAAGCCAAATCTAACATCTCTTTTACTAACATCTAAATGATTGTAATAAATCATTGTGTAGAAAAATCTTTGTCCTGCTTGCTTATATGTATTGTTTGGAAAAATTTTGTGATTATAATGAATGCCATCTGGTGTAAATTTAATTACTTCATTACCATCACCATCTTTAAAAATAATTTTAGGTTCTGCACTATGATTTCCATTACCATTTAATTTTTGTTTTTCTCCTCCTATCCAAGAATTGTACATTGTATATTGACTACTCATATATAACCCATTTTACCTACAAATCTTCCTCAAGAGAATGTCTATCGCAAGAAACATAATACCAGTGTTTTCCTCTAAGTTTTCCAGAGCTTCCACATTTTTCGCATGTTACTAAAGATTGTTTCATAGCATCGTTAATATGGTTTTCTATTACATCATCATGATGAGAGACATAAAATCTTAAAGATCCATATTTTTCTTTGACCTGATGTACACAAATTTTTGCAACATCTTCTTCAGACATATCATTTAATCTTAGTTGTATTTTTTGACAGAGTTCAACCAATAGATCGCACCAACCATCTCCACACTCGAAGCCAAACCAAGAAATTGCCACAATACTATTTTCATCATTCAGTGTTGAAAATAAGGAAGGACAAGCATTAATTATTTTTTTAGTATTACTTTCATTCATAATATTAAGTCCACAGATGATTACTAAATTGTATTACCTTTTTCATATACTCTTTATCTTCATGTAATTGCTGTGCTTCAACCATGTTTAATTTACTAATAGCATTTTTATATTCACGTTTTTCAACATGTTCTAAATGATTTACTGAAAATGATTTTCCATACTTTTTAACTAATATGTTATATATAGACATATAACCAGACTCAACTTCAGGTGACCTTCTTCTAGGTCTAAGTTCCTTCCACCAGATATAAACATCTTTAACCTGTTTTGCAAACATAGATGATTTTGACTCTTCTACGTTTAATATATCATCGTGAGGTTTAATCATGTAGTCTAAAACTTTAAGACCTTTTTCTCTACTTCTTATCAACTCAGAAGTTCTTAGTCTCCAATGTAAGATGCTATGCAAACGCTCTTTTAAATTTAATTCAGATTTAGCACACTGATGATTATATACACTAGCTAGTTCAATCTCAACATAATCTACCAATACTTGCATTATACCATGTAGCAATATTGTATCTTTATCATAATAATTAGGTTCTAGATCTCTAATCTTTATTATATTATATCTTCTTACAGTTCTATACGCTATACTATCTAATATTTTTCTAATCATATTCAATTCACCCAATATACAATACGCTCAAGTAAAATCAATATTAGATCCAAAAATACATTGATGGCTCTTAAAAATCTACTCTACATCATCATAATTATCATAGAAAAGATCTTCATTATATCTATTTACAATAGTCATCCATTTAACTTTATCAGATGGATGCAAAGATTCCCTATTAGCTTTTATATCACTGACTATATCTTCTAAATCAGCTTCAGTAATATTACACCAGTTTTCGTGTATTTCACTGACAACAGCATCAACTACACCAGTTTGTTTGGTGATAGCATGTCTGAATGCACATACTAGAGTTATAGAAAAATTTCTGGATTTAGAACTAATATTATTCATCTGATACCCTATTTGGCTATAGATTCTCTAACCTTTGTTCGTTGATCTTCTTCAAATTGTTCTGAGCCTTTTACTATAGCTTCAGAAAGTAAAGCAACATCACTTAAAAAACTTTCGCAAACATGCAGACCTTCAGCAGAGCCTTTTATAGAGCCAAGCATTCTGGTGTGTAATAAATGTAATGCTACATTTATATATACTTCTTTTTTTGTCATAGTTTATCCTTTAATTTCCTCATAAACCAATTCACTAACATCTTCAATGAGATCTAGATTTTTGCCACCTCTACGGAAGTATTCTGTGCCGCCATCTGTAAAAGTTCGATTCTCACAATCGCATTGTTGAAAATCGTGTCTATGTTTGGATTCTAATATCTGACCACAACCAAGACACTTTATTTTGTTGTTTTTAAATGATACTTTATTAATCATATGCAGATGCTCATAAAATATTGTTATACTCTATACAGTCAATTCTAGCACAATGTTGGCTACTAATCAAACTAAAAAAACTATGAGGGTAAAAAAATTTCTGGGAAAAATTTTTGGATTCTGATGGTAAAAAAAATCTGGGAGAAACACAGTTACTCATATATTTCTTTGTTAATGTTTTTTCCCCATATAAATTCAGTCTTTTTTTGGCACTACTCTTTATGCGAGTAGTGCAACTCATTAAGATATGTTTAACTGTTTATATGGCTTCTGAAATCTATGATAAGATCTTATTGGAGATCTCTCAAAAAATTTGGCTTGTTTCTCTTCAACAGATAAACCCAACTCTTTTACTCTATTATAAAATATAGATGCATCTCTGTCTTCTTCTAGGTAGACACTAGCACCATTTACATAAGAGAACGAACTGATATGTTCTAGTAGATTTAACTCTTCTAGTACAGATCTTTTTACTCTATACCAGCCGTGTCCAGAATCGTGATAGAATGTTACTTTTATTGTTTTCATATTTTACCTCTTAGTGAGTCCACTC